GGCACCTGCCCATCCATAAATAGCTTGATCATCATCGCCAGCTAAGATAACATGTTTAGAGTTTTTCTTAAGAACTTCAAACATCTTCCATTGAATAGGTGATAAGTCCTGAGCTTCATCAATAAAAACCACGTCATATTTTGGGCACAGCTCTGACCTAATAAATTTTTCAATCATATCGGTAAAATCTTTTAGAACAAAAGAATCTTTATAATTATTGAGTTCATCTCTTAAAATATATAATAGGTTCTGATCAAGATCCCCTGAGTACATGTCGGTATTGTATTCTTCTTCGATAGGTATTTCTTTAATACGAGCAGCATTAATAATATTAAAATATTCACTATCAGAATTAATAAAGCCGGTTGTTTCTTCTCCGCTATCATAGATAGTTACTTCTATTCCTACATTTCTTCCTATGTCTTCATAGTGTTCATCCTGCATCACTTCGCTTTTTTTCATTCCTAGTTTCCAAAAAGCAAGAGAGTGTAGGGTTCTAAAATGTTGTAATTGTTTTTCACCAATATTTGGATTTTGATCCAGCATTCTTTCTTTAGCTTCGCTAGCAGCTTTTTTAGTAAAAGCAAAATATCCTATCTTATCAATGGGTGTTCCTAATTTGATAAAAGTTCGAGCGTAATGTAAGAGACGTGTTGTTTTCCCTGTTCCCGGAGGCCCGAGTATTTTTCTCATCATAAGATATCCGTTTTATGTTTGAGTGGAGTATGATGAATGGGAACGTCTTCAAATTCTTTAATAGAAATTTTTACAACATTCTTGGTAGGAGTATTAGATTTTGATTGATCTTTTTTCTTAGGAAATCTTTTTTCCCCCAAAAATTCTATTCCACAATCCTTGTAGGTATTCATCATCATATTGCCAGTTTTATCTTCGCTATACTTCCAGTTCTTGGCCTTAAGTTTATCGTAAAATTTATTAAATTTAAAAAAAGCATAAGTATCATCTTCAATATAAGCAGTTCCTGTTTTAAAAGATGCATCGGTTTGAGCTTTAGCACCATTAATCTTGGCGTGTAAAACATCATGTAATTTTTCTTTAGAGCTTGTTCCTACGGGAGGGTTAACTGTTTTTTCTGTTTTCCATAAAGCGTCCAGAACCATTTGATCTTTATCCCCTTTGATAATAGGAGGAGCAAATCCTGCAGCTTTAGATATTGCATTTCTTCTTTTACGTTGATCATTTATATGTTCAACAGAATGACAGTGAACGGTAACGGTTCCTACTCCATCCGGCTTAATAACATCGAACTCAAATTCTGGTTCGGGATCTAGATTTATTTTTTTAAGATTAGTTAACTCTGGATAATTTCCCTTGGAACCTGCTAAAACCCCAAATTTTTTCTTAATACATATTCCTTTTTTACAGTATTCACTAATGGGTTCCTGAGTACAGGTATAACCTTTTTCAGATTTATTCCACGACCTTAATTTTCCATTCAAAACTCGATCGTCCCATGCGTTGGCATGTTGCTCTTCAAAATATTTGACAGGTGCGTTCTTAACTTTTTGTTTCCATGTGTCTGGATACTTCATCTTTACAAAAACATGATAATTATACATGAACCTATCTTTGCCATCAAATTTAGGATCTTTCATTATTTTGGATAGATGAGCTAAACAAGGAGGACCTTCATTAAAATCTTCATCGGTCCCTTCATAGATTGCTTTATCAAGGCCTTCGGTAATTTTATTTAATTCGTCTGGGTGTACTAGATTGGCTTCAACTAAAGGTATAAATTCTTCAAAAGTAAATTCGGTTCCGTCGGTGTTTAAAGCTCTTCTTTCTGTTTTATTAAAATAAGGTAGGTTAATAAATTGACCTGGTCTTACTCCTCCTCTTTCAAGGTCCGGAGTTAGCTGGGTTTGCTTGGGAAAAATTTCTTCTACAGGTCTGAGTTTAAAAATAGGAAGAAGATTACTTAAAAAAGATTTTAAGGTAGCTGCATCTACAAACTTTTTCATAAAAATATATAAATGAATTGATCCACTTTTGGATAAGATAGGAATAAGAGGTAACTTGTATTCTTGAATTTTGTCTATGATAAATTTTCTGTCAAAGTTATTATAATTATCGGGGTCAATATCAATAATTCCATATTTAGTTTCCCCTTCTTCATTGCAGGGCTGCATACCAATGGATTTAACTCCATTTAAGTGATCAATATAAACTTGATCAGTAAGTTCTTCATAAATCCAAAGATAGTCCCCTGGTTTTAATTTAAGTTTTCCAGTTTCTGGATGACGATACGCCTTCTTAATGTCGGCAAAACCATACGCACCTTTATATCCGTCAAAAATCTGTATATATTTCTTTTCCATAGTATCTTTTCATGGGCCCTTAAGTCTCCCGCCGGGCCCACGTCATGCATGATTTCTTCGTTAGAAGAAACTAGAAATGTGAGTCAGACCCTTTCGGTTTATCAGCTTCACCACCATGTTTTGCTTTAACACTTCCTTTAGAAATGTTTTCACAAAACGTCTTGGCTTGTTGATAAGATTGACTGTCAGTAACTGGTCCTACCTTACTTACTTCCCAACCAAACCAAGTGCCTTTGTCGTTAGACATTTGAGTTGTTTTTAGTCTGTAAATATGGCTAAAAGATGCTGGAGTATATAATCCATTTTTACCTTTTAGTTTTAAACCACTCATCATTGAGTTCCATTTTCTACTAATTTTTAATTGAGTAGACTTCATAGAAATCAAAGCAGTTGAGGGACTATCACCTAGGATAATCACAAAATGCGATGCAGTTTTATCAATGTAATTACCGTTGGGTAATCTATCTTTATAACTTGCATCTGGTTTTGTTTTGGACATGACATCGGATGAAGAATCATAGATTGCAACAGGTGCCCCTATTCCTTCTCCTCTGTCTTTCCACTCAAGATACTCGAGTTTATAAAAGCATGGAATAACATTGATGCCTTCCGTACCATTATATAACTCTCCAGTAACAGAATTATAGATCATTCCTGCTTCTGCACCTTCCACATATTTACCATCCCTTTTATTTACCTCAGGTGATAACTGCGCTAGGATTTTAAGAAAAGGTAATGCTAGATCTTGTTGACCTATATTGCCTAATCCTTTCGCTGCATCTTCTTCAAACACATTTGCTGGAAGAGGAGCATCGGTTTTCTTTGTTATGGTTCCTTGTTCTTTGTTCATGTTTATTTGTTCCTTGTTATTTTTGTTCTGTTGCCTGTGAACAAGTTAAAAAGATCAGAAGGCATTTCTTGTCCAGCTTCTAGACGCTCTCTGACCAATGCTTTAAGTGTCATGGGTTCAACCTTTAATTTCTGGACAGGTTCATACCCTCGACCTTTTACAAGGCTCGCATAATCGCTAGCCTTGATGTCTTCGTTACGACCAAAAGCAACAGTAACCTCATTTTTTATAAGATCACCTAGGCCGTTGTCTCGAAGCCATTTAAATGCTCCTTCTCGTTTTGCAACAAGAATAGAAGCACCGTAGACGGGTTTGACTTCAACTGAAGTTCCGTCTGCGAGTTTCAATGTGGAGATGTTCATTTCCTGCATCATTGTAGGAATGATTTCCCCAGAAACTAAATCCACTTTTCTTTTAAGTTCTTTTAGTTCCTTTTCTTTAGCAGCTAATTCGTCTTCTAGATTCGTTAGCTTGACTACTTGATCAGATAATTTACCAGACTCATTTACTGAATCCAAATCCTTTCTCTGATCTTGTTCATAATTAATATCACTCATTAATTTCTCCTTTCTCGTGTAGATTAATGTTAATGGAATAATATTTTCGTTCTTGTTTATCCCATTTGAGTACTTGATATTTTCCGTTTGTTATATCAGAAGCTATAGAACAGGCTACCCCAATAATAGCGGGGTCTCCGGTTAATAATAAAAAATCTCTAGGGGTATAATTTTGTAAACCTTTTCTCAGTTTAAAAATTAATGGACCAGGAGAAAAAATAATTTGGGAAAGTTCTGGCAAAATAAATTTGAATGTTCCAAATTCTGCCGCTCCCATAATATTTATTTTAGGTCTACCTTCACGAGTGCCTGCAATTTCTTGAATAACATACACTGTAGGTTTTCCGCCTTCTTTTATTACTTTATAATCTATGCTTTCTGACATTGACAAATGTATAATTTATCCTATATAAGAAGTCAATAGAAAGAATTATGAATTATAAATTTAAGACCAAGCCGTATGAGCATCAGCTTAAGGCTTTGGAAAAATCGTGGGAGAAATCTTACTTTGCTTATTTCATGGAAATGGGTACCGGTAAATCTAAAGTACTCTTAGATAATATATCTATGCTCTATGACAAAGGTAAAATTAATGGAGCTTTAATTGTTGCTCCTAAAGGAGTAATTGGAACCTGGTATAAACAAGAAATTCCTACACACTTGGTGGACCATATTGAAAATAAGACTGTATTGTGGCAAGCCAATATTAATAAGAGCCAATCTAGAAAACTAGGAACTTTATTTAAAACAGGAGAAGAGCTACATATTTTAATTATGAATGTGGAAGCTTTTTCGACTCAAAAGGGTGTTGATTTTGCAGCAAAATTTTTATCTTGTCATAATACTTTAATGGCCATTGATGAAAGTACCACAATTAAAAATCCCGATGCCAAACGAACTAAAAATATATGTAAATTAGGTCAATATGCAAAATATAAAAGAATTCTTACAGGTTCCCCTATTACTAAATCTCCATTAGATCTCTATAAACAATGTGATTTTCTACATCCTGAATTATTGGGACATAGTTCTTATTATACGTTTAGAACACGCTACGCCATTATGAAGACGGCCCACTTTGGAGGACGATCCATTCAAATTGTAACCGGTTATAGACACTTAGATGAATTAGCAGAAAAATTAAAAGTTTTTTCTTATCGAGTTCTTAAAGATGATTGTTTGGATTTACCCCCTAAAACGTTTATGAAAAGAATTATTAAATTAACTCCAGAGCAAGAAAAAATTTATAAACAAATGAAGCATTTAGCGCTTGCTGAAATGGAAGGAAAAAGAATGACAACAGCTACCGTCTTAACTCAACTCATGAGATTACAACAAATTAATTGTGGTCATTTCCGAGCGGATGACGGAACCATCAAGGATATAAAAAATAATAGAATTACAGAATTATTAACTACCTTAGAAGAGATACACGGTAAGGTTGTAATATGGGCACATTACCAGTACGACGTAGAAACAATCGTAGAACATCTTAAAAAAGAATATGGGGATAACTCTTTTGTAACCTACTATGGAAAAACACCCATGGGCGATCGACAGGATAATATTAAGAAATTTCAAGATCCAGAAAGTCCGGTAAGGTTTTTAGTGGGAACTACGCAAACTGGTGGGTATGGTATTACACTAACAGCTGCAAGTACAATGATATACTATTCTAATGGTTATGATCTAGAAAAACGTCAACAATCTGAAGCAAGAATAGATAGAATTGGTCAACATTTTCCTATGACCTATATTGATTTAATGGTGGAAAATACCATTGATGAAAGAATAGTTAAAGCACTTAGAAAAAAAGTAAATATTGCTACCCAAATTATGGGGGAAGAATTGAAGGCTTGGATTTAATCCTACATTTTCTGGGAGTGTAATAAAAGGTTGCTTAGAAATTTTATTGCTTATTACGCCATTGATTTGTATTTCGTCGCGCCATTTTCTTTGTAAGCTCTCAGGTATTGTTTTCTATTTCCGTTAAGGGAGAAACTACAATGGACCCAGCCTGAATTAGGATCAGATTCTTTCCAGTACTCAAGTATTAATTGATCATAGGTTAGGTTTTCGTTAATCCAATCAGCAAGTTCTTTGTTGGACACGCCAAATATTTCAAAATCCGCCGCCTCACCTTTTGCATGCTGACTTTTTGTGGAGCTGCCTATGGCAACACACAATTCTGGGCTACGATATCCGCTAGAAACACTCACAACCTGCCCAAAGTGGTCTCTAATACGCTGTAGGATGCTCTCACAGAGCCTTTTTAGGTTTTCCTGGTGCTCAGTACTCGGGGTATTATCAATGCCTTTTCTCTCTGCTGTCTGGCTCTTTGTTAGCTCGTTAAGACTAAAGTTCTTTGATAGGCTCATCTTTTTTCTCCTGTAGTTTGTCTAAATCATTGGTGGTGTATTCTAATTTTTGTAAGGCTCTTTTTACAGCAGCATCTTTTGCTTTGCAAGCATCGGTCAGTTCGTTCACCTGCTCTTTAAGAACTCTCACTTGTTCCTTATACTCAGCAATAATTTCTTGATAATCTGATTTAGACATAGTTAGTTAGTTAAGGGTTTATCCTTTGCCGAAAAACTGATCCATACGAGCAAGTTTTTGCGCGTCAGTCATTTGATTATATGGAATATTTCCGCCCTGATTTGTTACTGCTTGAGGGTTGACCGACGGGGTATTTAAAGAACTTAAAGCATCTGTTACACCACCTAGAGGGGGTAAGGTCATACCTAATCCCATAGGGATTAAAGGATTTTGAATATCAGGGAATAGATCATCTAAAGAAGTCTCAGATAGCTGGGTTGCAATACTATTAATAGCTCCATAAGCTGCATCTAAAGGATTAGCAGCACCTATGGCTTCTGCATTATCTCTAAATGCACTTCTAACATTACGAGAAATTTTATAAGGTCTGAATCGTCCGTCATCAACTGCGTTTACTTCACGATTAGATACTCGAGCTAGAGCATTTTTATAATCATTTTCTGAAATACCTAATGTTCTTGCCGCATCCATGTCTAGTTTAAGATCTTTTTTAACTTGGAACAAAGATCTGTTTGTATTGATGTACGCGTCCACAATTTCTTCTGGTTCGATCGGCCCACCTTTTAAAGCTACTCTGGTAAATAAAGATCCCGATTTTCTAACACCTTGCTGGTAGTCGGCCACTTTATATTTCATGGTTCGACCAGGATTAGCTGCTACAGCCCTAAATCCAAACAGTCCCCCCAACTCATCACCGAATTCATAGGTTTGTCCATACTGATCATACTTACTTTTAGTAAATAGACTTTTCTCTTGTAAAGATCGATCTAATCTTTGAAGCTGAGGTAAAGAGAAAGGCATTTGAGCCTCAACTAAATGTTTCATAATTGCTCGTGATTTATTTCCAGCGTTATCTTGTTCGTTATAAACTTCAAATCCATCTCGAGTTCTTCCTCCTCGTAAAATAATATCAGTTGCAGCCTCTGTCCAAATAGATTCTCCAATAAAAGGTAAAGCAAACTCTTTCATAGAAGTAAACATTCCTCTCATAAAGTCATCCATAATGCCGTCGTTGTCTGTTCTTCCATCAGCGACTGCATTGATTACTGTTTGAACAGGTCTTGCTAACGTATCGTAGGCGTTAGCGTGAGAGAAATCGATATACTTAAAATCTCCTTGCTTATCTTTAATAGGAAGGATCGTTGAATTCTTAGACCACTTCGCTACGTATCTTCTGATCGCTGCTTGTTCTTCATCCGTTACATCATGCATTACTTTAAACATTTCAACCGTTGCATAAGGAATAGCGGCTACTGTTAAACCAAAGCCCATTAATCTTTGATAACCTAAGGCTCGAAAAGGTGCAACAGTCTTCCCCTTTACTGTAGTTGTAAAACTAATATCTCTTAAAGCTCGCTCAACAATGTTGGTTCCTGTTCTTGCAATCTCTGCAGGGAACGATACGAAATTTCCAATGGGAGCTTTACGTAAACCTTTAACAAAATCTGAAACGAAATCGTAATTGGGAATATTATTTTTAACAATGTCTGCTGCTTCTTTTTTAAACCAGTCATCGGTTAAGTTAATTGTGTTACCAGCAGCATCTTTAAAGGTCTGATTAACATTTTTTATAAGTCCTACATTTTTAAAGGCTGTTTCCATTCTCTTTTTTTCAACAGCCCAGGAATATATTTTCCAAAAATCATCTTCAGCGGTGTAGAGATCTTGACCTACAGATTTAAGTTTAGATAAAGGTCTTAACAACATAGTTAATCCTTTATTAGAAGTCATGGTCTCACCAAAACCTACATCTTTCATCAGTCGAGAAACATCTCCTAATCTTACATTGGTATTCACGACTCCAAGTTCTAAAAGCTCATCATACAATTCGTTTTGCATTCGTGTTCCTTTCAAAGGAGTTTGTAAAGCTTGATAAGCCTGTTTAATGGCTTGTTTATCTGCAAAAGGAACAATCCCATTAGCTGTAGCAAAAGCCCCCGCACTTATAAAATTTCTCATGTGAGTGATGGGAGATAAAATTGTTTTAGCAATTTGTGAAGTAGCTTTAGGGTAAAGAAGTAAGCTATGGTAAAGTTGTCCCAAAGCTCCTCTCTTAGTGCTTTGCATTGCTGTTTGTTCTAGTGCCTCTGCCATGCCGGGCGTAGCAAACCAGGGAGAACTTACGTCAGAAAAAGGATTGGTGGCTCCTTCAACTCCAGGTTTAGCTGATTTACCTTTTCTTATTTCAGCTAGGTTAGCGGCTTGTGCGGATTTAGTTCCTACATGTGTTCTTTGTGCTGGATCTAATACATCTATTTTTCTATAGTTGTCACCGAAAAAAAGACGTGCTTCATTTTCATTTTTAATAAACATGGGTTTGATATTTGTTTTTCCTGTGGCTTCTATTTCTTTGTAAGCTTTTTCTAAAAGTTCTTCATTTTTTTTCATAAGATCTTTAAAGAAAACATTTCTTCTTACAATCATAGAAAGTTTAGCGGTTCCCCCTAAGATAGTTTGCATAGGATTAGTACTCTTACCCAATAGATCTTCAAAAACTTCCCTATCAGAAACTCCCCGTAATTCTCCACCTTTAGCTCTGATCTGATTACCGGCTTTATCGGTATACATTACTTCTCCTTTTTTATATCTTTGTATTTCTCCAGTAATAGGATCTATTTTTGGTTTTACACCTTTGGCAACTCTAGTCGAACTCAAATCCGCTACTGACATAATAGGTCTTCCGGTTCTGTTTATACCTTTGGCAGCCTCGTCTAGCTGGCTTCGACCCAGAAAGAAATCTGGAACATTAAATAAAGCATCGGAGGGTTTGTCTAATCTAAATCCTTTAGGCATTGATGCACTGTTAATAGTTTGGTCCACCAATACCCTTGCTTCTTCCTTTGTCATGGGTCTTTTTGCTTGATCAGCAGCATCCATAAAAACTGCTTCGGCTCTAGCGATTAATTCTCGTGCGGGTTTATGTCCTAACCATGGCAGGATAGTTTTATTGAGCATCACATCATAAGTGGATCCCATATAACCTAAAAATTTTTTTCCAAATAATTCTTTAAATTCTAAAATTTCATCTTTAGTTAATGTTTTGCCTAGCTCATCAAATAATTTTCCCCAGTGTGTTCTAATTTTTTCAAGACCTCCTGTTAATCTCATAACATCCTCAGACTTACCCCCTAAGTCTTTCATTTTTTCCATAACTCTTCTTAAATCACCTTCATCCATCTTACTCCAGATTACTTTACCTGCATCATCAAGCTCGGCAGTTCCTGACAACAGCGCCTTGTTAACATCTCTCATAAATTCATTTCGTGCTTGACTGGTTGGTGAGTTCTCCATCATGGTCTTCATCCTTGGAAAGATTGCATCCATAGATTGATCAATATCTCTTGAAATAGTTTTAGCGACACGCGAATCTACTCCTGCAAGTCCTTTAGCTTTTCTAAATTCGGCAAAGGCTTCAGGTGTCCAACCACTTCTAGACCTAAACCAGGATCCGGTCTTATCAATCCATCGATCTAGTTTACTGTTAGCAATATCTAATTCGTTGTTCCTGTTTCTTAATTTTTTAATCGTTGCTCCAGTTCCTCCAATCAAACCTGTAAATAAAGCTCCTTCCGTTCCGAATTTAACTCTGTTTAATAAATCTCTGAATGCATCTTCACCTTCACCTCTATCAATTTCTGTGGGACCTCCTAAAAGATCTCCTAAACTTCCTACGTCTTCTACGTCTCCAACAAATACTCCTTCGGCTGCGCCACCAAGCAAAGCACCTGTCATAAATTGTTTAGTCTTACCCTTACTTGTAAGTTGGTAGCCATCTTGTATTCCTTTCTTTAAGATAGGATTCTTAAAATCTAAATATTTATCTGATTTTTTAGCTTGCATCGCTGCATTAGCCATCTTGGTTCCCTGTCTAAATGCTAAACCACCAGGTACACCAATGTTAACTAAAACTTCTGTAAGTTTTCCAGCTGTTGTTGCTTCAGCTTTTTCATCTAAAGTAGTTAGATCATCAAACCATCGTTCAACTTCAGCGGCTTTACCTGAGTTGCTACCCAGATCCATGAGCGTTGCGCCCAAAGAAAATAAACCTTTAGGAATACCAATAAGACCGGAACCTATTCCAGATAAAACTGATTCAATTGTCCCTACTTTATTATTGCTGTTTCCGGGAGTGTCGTATATTGAGGGAATACCCATCTAGCCTCCTTATTTATAGACGTCTTGTTATAGTTCTGTCTTCATTTACTACAAATACATTGTCATTAACTACATAAGTTCCGGGAGCTGCAGGGTTTTCTGCTTTTGTAGCAATTGCTGTTATATAATCTATGTCAGTTTGCCCTTTATTTTCTTTTTTCCATCTTGCAATCTCTTTTGCAGCTACAATACCATCAATTGGAATGCCTCTATTACGTGCATACATTGCAAGTTCTTCTCCTGTTGGAAAGGACCCTTGCTTCTCAGCTATTTGTGCTACATCACCGAATAAAGAATCTTTGGTTAATTTTGCATCTTCCACTTGTATTCTTTTCTTTGTAAGTTCATCAGTTAATTTACTTTTTGCTTCGTACATTTCTTTTTCAAGACCTGCTTTAGTCATCATCAGACCTACAGCTTCTCTAATTTGTTCTGGTTTATCAAGTCGTTTACTTGTTGCTTGAATGATCGGGTTAATTAATTCTTGAGTAATATTTTTTGCTTCCAATGATCCTCTATCACCTACAATTTTACTTGCATCGATTAGGGCATCTGCGATCGCTGTCTTTTTACTTCTATCATAACCCATCATGTCCATATATTTTTGAACTCGTGCATCACGTTGAGATTTAGCAAAGGCTGCTCGATTAGTAGCGGTATCATCTGCACCACCTGCACCCGCTCCTTTCATGTTTGGATCTCCACCACCTGGTGGTCCTTTTGTATATGCTGCTATCTCTTTATCCGTTGCTTCACTTCCGTCTTTTCTTAACCATTTACCCCCTTGATAAATTAAATAGCCACCTAATATAGGAGATTTAAATGGCGCTGCGACAGTTTTTGCAACCCATCCTTTGCCATCCCATATCCATTTAGCTGCTTTAAATTCTGGAGATCCCGCTATGTATTTACCAAAGCCTTTAGGTTGAAATATTTGTTCAGTAATTTTTTTACTACCCATTTTAGGAGTTATTGGAGTATAGTTTCCCCCTATTGTAAGATTTTGGTTAGGGTTTGCTCCTATTCGTTCTCCGCCTCTTGTAAATCCTGGTTTTGGAACTGTTCTTGTTACCGGTCCTCTTTTTCCAATCTGGAAAAAGTTTCTTATTCCTCCAGCCACTCTAGGGGCTAATCTCATTGCTGCCATTCGTGCAGCAGTCCATGCAGCGGGAGCTGCTAAAACTAAGGGTGCTAAGTGTTTTTCTCTTCCACTTTTATCTTGAAATTCTTTTGGGTGTTGACCAACCAATAACATTTTACCACCATCTCTTTTTGGTTCTCTAATACCATGCATGATCCCCTGCTTAATAGGGCCGCCCATATTGAACATGGGTCTAGTTAAAGTTCTCATTAAATTTTCCCGAACATTGGTTGCGGGTGGAACATCTTTTGATATAAACCTCCCACTCCTAAAGCCGTACTTAAAGCGGATGACATTGGACTTGCTTGTTGAGGTTGTTGATACTGTGCCGCTGCTACTCCACCTGTTAATCCTGTAATCCCTTGACCATACTGAGATAATCTTCCGTAAGGTTCATAGGCTGCAGTTTGTGCTGCTTGTTGATTTGCTGTTAAGTTAGCTTGGTTTAATCCTTGTCTTAAACTTCCAAGTTGTCCTAGAGCGCCAACATCAGCTCCGAGTCCTGCTCTTTGAAAGTTAGAAAGACCCATTTGAGCTTGTCCTAATCCTAATTGACCTGCTCCAATGGCTTGTTGATTTTGAAAGGCTTGTTGAGCTGCATTTTGGGCTTGACCAAAACCTTGTTGTAGCATTTGATTTTGAAGAGCTGATCTATTTACTAATGAGTCTGCATTGTATTGACCCATCATGGCACCTTCTCTACCACCACCAAAGTTTCCAGAGTCAATTGCTGCGTCTCTAATTTCTTGTTGTCCCCCTAATCTAGATTTGTCGTACTGAGCCAGGGTTGCATCAATCACGTTCGTTTGATACGGCGACATGAAAGGTTGGTAAGCATTTGCTCCTGTTAATGCTCCAAGGCCTCCTTGCGCAGTTCCTGCAGCTCCTACATTAGCTGTCGCTGATTGTAAATAAGGGCTATAGGATCCAACACCTTGTTGCGCTAAATTAATAGCCGAGGTTTGTAATGGATCTTCTTGAGCTACAAATTGTTGACCGGTAAATTTACTTGTATCTATCGGTGCACTATATGTGGCTGTCGATTGTTTGGCGTAATCTTTTGCTGTGTCTTCTAAATATCCTGGTAATGCCATTATCCCATCCTTGATTGTAACATTTGTTGTTGATCATACATCTCTTGCGCGCCGTTAGGTCCTTCAACTATTTCTCCTTCTGAAATCATTTCTTCTCCTCCGCCACCTTGAGACTCTTGTGAAATTTGTCCGCCTGCTTCTAAATTCTCCATCATATTCTGCATCACTTCTGCACCTTGATCAATATCACCGCCGCCTGCATTTCTAACTGCATCAGCTGTGAATACGAATTCATTTTTACTTAATCTTGCTGGAACGTCATCGGCTTTTTCTTTGCCACCGATAGCGACAAATCCACCTTCAGCTCTATAATCTTTTTCCATACCACCAAGATCCATGATCCCACCTTCAGCAGCCATTTGTCTTGGAGCAAATTCAATATCTTCTTCTTGCATCATTTCTTCTTGAGGTTGTTGTTCCATTGCCGTTTGATAGACAACCATTAATTGTTTTTCATCTAATTCTTCTAATCGTAATTGGAAAATTTCCATAGAAAGCGCTTCCATTTGTTCTCGTGTCGGTTCGCCTTGAACCTCTTCAACATTTTCTTCCATCATGCCTGCAGGTGTTGCTTCAACCATAGATTCATCGGTCACGAGTTCTCCATTTTCATATCCAATTCTTCCACCTTGAGCTTTAGCTTGAGTATTAAGTAATATTATAAATCGTTCTACTGCATCTGTAGCTGCTCCACTTATGGTACTAATAAGAGATATATCCGGAGTTTCCATTTTATCATTCATATCAGAAATGATTGTCATCTGTTCCTCGTTCAGGTTAATGGCTCCTCGATCATCAGAAGGAAATTCTTGATCTACTCCTTCAGAAAAAGTAGGTAATTCATATTCTTCTTCACCAGCATATCCTCCAGGATTAACAACTCGTCCTCGGTTGTATCCAATTCTTCCACCCTGAGCTGCCATTTGTGGTTGTCCCTGAGCCCCGGATCCTTGACCTTGAGCTTGTTGCATAACTTGCATTTTAAATTCTGGATAAGATAGCGTACCACCTTGATTACGATACTTTTGAAATTCCATTTGTAACATTTTTTCTACTTGCGCTTCTGCAGGATTACCACCGTTAGCTAAACCGGCTATACCTCCATTAGCTAAATAATATCCGGATTGAACAAAATTTTTATCTGGCATAAACGCTAAACTTGAATCTCTATTTCTTGCCATGTTTCTAATGTTGGCAATACTTGAAGGTGTCATAGACCAGTCACCTTCTTCCTCTTCTTCCTCTCCTTTTGCGAAAAAAGGTGCTGCAACACCTAATGCACCTGCACCTAAAAGAGCTGCTTTGCCATAGCCAAAATTTTTAAGTCCACCCAGTGCTCTAGAGAACATACCTCCAATACCTGGTGTTTTACCTCCCATAGCTCCTGGTGATAAACCTAAACGAGAAGCTCCTAATCCTCTAAGAAAACCTGCCCCTTTTGCACCAGAAAACATTCCGCTACTTCCAAAAAGACCGGTTCCAGTACCATACATACCGAGGCCACCCAGAATGGCTGCTTTTCCTAAAGGACTTTTGATTATTTTTTTGGCACCCTTTGTTATCTTTTTAACAAAGCTGCCTAAACCATACTGTTGTCTTTTTGATTTTGTCATAATTTCGCCTAAATTTTGAACCTACTTTGTTTTACCGAATAAATCAAGCGCTGGCATGAGAACATGGACATCTCTTCGGATGTCTTTTTCCTCTATTCCCTTGGCTTTCCACTCTTCTTCAGTCTTATAAATCTCTCCTGTTTGCTTATGTTTAATCGTCGTTGTCACTTTTGTGGGTGTAATTGTTTGCATTATACTGTAACCTCCTTTTTAATGTTTAAATAACTGATGGTAATGTCGACACCATCACTCACCGTTCCTGCTGTGGTATAAGATAAAACCTTACTACCTTCCACTACCATCGGATTGGTTAAAATCTCTACACTAGATGCGACCGCTAAAGTTTGAGTATTAATCACCTCAAAACCATTGTTGATTATGGTAATGGTTGGTGTGTTGGAAGCGGACTTATTTGTTATGTGTAAAGATTTAATAATATAAGTTTCATTAATTAAAGGATTCTGAGTATCCACTCCACTGATCTTTGTTGTACCAAAAAATTTAATAGGACCTTCTGCCGCCGTAGTCGTGGCCCCATACATTTTGTACTGGTTGATGACTGCCATTATCCAATAAAGAAAGACTGAGCTTCCACCTCTTGTTGAAGTTCTTGTTGAAAAGAAGTATTCAGTTTATTAATCACGGCGTCAAGATCCCGAACCAAAGATTGAAAGGTTATAGGGTCATATTCCTGACTTGCTCTTGTTAATACCTGTACAATTTTTGCCATTATAAAAGTCTCGCGATGCCGCCCTCAACAAAGCTAATCCTTCCGCCTTGAGCGTAATGTTTTCCACCATGCATTCCACCTCCTTGAGTATCAATTCCTTCTGATTTTTCACTTCGAAATGATTGCGCTTGATGGTCATCTCTATTTCTACTCACATCACCATGATGCTGTGGACGTGTAGCACCAATTTCTTTTGCCGCTGCAAAATTATGTGCCTTTATTTCATCTCTTAGATCTTGTTCTTTTTGAATTTTTTTATTCGCGTGCCATCGTTGAATAATATTTCTTGGTCCTATTGTTTTAGAATAAAAACCTTTTTCTTCATCCTCTTTATTAAAATCTTCTCCATACCAACTATCTTTATAAGGATCGCCGGTTGTTTTCTTGCCGAATACTTTATCTAGTAGCATTGTCCCTGGAGTTTTAACATTTATATTTCCGTGATATACATTTTGATTTGTATTAATATCTTTCCAATTACCTGATGCATCTTGAGCAATTTGTCTATCTGTTTGTATATAATCTCCGCCATACATATTTCCAGGTCCACCTTTTTCTGCATATTTTCCTTGTGAAACAGTTTTCATGGTGTCCATATTTAAACCAAATTTATTGGTACTATTGAAGCCTCCACCTCCACCGCCTCCTCCCTGGGGATAGTAATAAGGATTGGCTGCTTGTGTGTTAAGAATTCCTGAATTTCCTATTTGGCTCGCTTGTATTTGGGAGGGTGTATAGTTTAATCTGTATTGTTCTTGGGGAATAAAATGGTCTCCACTTGCGTAGATGTCTTGATCTCCTTGATTATAAAAAGGTAATGCCATTATCTTCTCCCATCGGGTTGTATATCCAGTCTAAAGGTTCCCAGCTTCCAGTTCTGAGCCTGATAAGCTCCACCTGTAGTGGTGCCTGTATTTTCTATTTTTAATGCAACAGCTCTCGCTCGTGCACGCGTGTCAACTTTATCAGTAGTACCGACTATTGTAAAGGGTCCTAGTGAAGAACTGGCAGCACTGCTGTTTGGATAATCTCTCAGCAGTAAAGTAATTTGAGTGTTTCCGGTTTGACTAATAAAGTCAGGTAGAAATCTTCTAATCTTCATAAGATATTCTCCGTCTCCTCTCAGATCCGGCATTCCAAGCATTTGTCCCTGGGCCGCTCGTTTCTGAGTAATATCAAAATCTCCTGAAATAACATTGGCTGTGATTGCCGTCACCACTCCTCCCGCATTCACCTGTTCGGTTCCTTTTTCCTGTTCATAATATATGGTAATACCATCCGTATTACCCACGACATCATAAGAAGCATCGTCCGCATTGTTATAATAACAAGCATGGGGTTTATCAAAAATAGAAGAATCAGACCAGGCTGTTCGTGCCAAATCTCCTGTATACCATATAGGTTTTTTGAGCATCACGGATTCTAAATAATTATAAGTGACCACCCGATCTACAACACTCGAACCTGAACTACAATAATACCAACTTACTTCTCCAAAGAGATTATTGAGCCCGGCATTAATAAGATCTCTTGGTGTAGAGTTAAGACCATCAAAAACATGATCTTCTACCATGCAAGGCATGGACTGAAGTTGACCTGAGTATTGAAAGAAACCATTTTCTGACATCCAGAACGCAGTTCCATCTACTTCCATACAGGCATTCTTACCAATGAGTCCACAGTTCGTTCCTGCGTGTTCAAAAGAAAAGGTAAAAGGTTGACCCACAAAACGCATTAAGAAGATAGCGGAATCGGTCCAAATATACATAGTGTCCCGACCTCGGATCGCTCCGATAATTCTTGATCCCTGGGCCAGTCTTTGTGTACCCGCAGTATTAGTTGCGGTTGGGGTATAATCACTTAAAGATTCCTGGTCCGAGAACCGTATAAACATATCATCTTGAGTTGTAGGATCACCAATTGTTGTTTCGGTTCCTAAGAAAATTAAATGACGATCAACCGGTGATACTAACATGTGTCTGGAAGCGGTTGGCGCTCCAGCAATAATAGTAGCTCGAGTTCCCGTCGGATTAGCAATGCTTGAGTCCCACTGGAAACAGGCTCCATTATAAATAAGAGCTATAAGTTTTGTTCCGTAGTTATCTAACACCCATAAACCTGGATCAATTGTAAAGTCAGCTGAGGAAGCTTCACCCCATCCAACATAATCTGAAATATCGGTTACAGTCGCTCCAATAGAATGAACAGCCAGTGTCGTTCCATCCACTGCTCTTGATCCCCCACTTAAAGTATTAGTAGAAGTATCATTAGCGGTAAAAGAAATATCTTCTGATCCAATTCTAATAGTTCCTGAAGTTGGAAAAGCGGCTGAACTTGCTAAAACTACACTAGTAACTCCAGCATCGGCTGCAAGACCTGTCGCTAAAGTTGTCGTCGCGGGTCCAGAAGACGTTCCAGCCCATTGTCCTGTTCCCCATCCATAACCTCCTAATTGCTGAGCGGGTCCAACACTATAATAAGTTTGGGCTCTACAGCTTCCTACATTATTAGTCGTTCCTCCTGCGTTAGTATCCATAGTCACAGTAATGGTAGTGGCTGTGGGGACCGATGTGGCCATAAATTTCTTATCTTCAAAATTAGCATCCGTGTATCCTGAACCGGGAGGTGCAGTAACCGTATCTAAAAAAACAATATCATCTTCCGCCATACCATGAGGACTAGGAAAGGTTATCGTAACCGTAGGCTGACCACTGATTGTAGAAAAATTACATCCCGTAATAGTATTTTTAATAGGGGTAATGTCATAGTATTGTCCACCTGAGTAGACGTATAAAATTCTGTTAGTACCAATCGCAGCGTATTTAATACCTGCGTTATCATCAAAGTGGTGAAGGGCCCGACCGGCTCCGGTAAGTTTATGCTCACCGAGTTGATCCCAGCCTCCTATTTTTTCAGGGGTTCCATATCGAAAACGTACGTTATTTCCTCCCGTCCATTGTCCTTCGGCACCGGTGGCTGTAACTTGTTTATTGAATCCTGGTAAAAAGTTTACTTTTTGTAGCATAGAAAATTCCGTTTAGAATACAATTATACTAGATCTTCCTTGAGATCAACTACTTAGGGATACCTAGAAGAGGTCTTTTATCTAGTAAATTAGTTTCAGCATACGGACCATTAGCATGATTATAATGCAAAAAGACTTGAGAGCAAATATTACCTTCAAAAGGTTCACGCCAATGCTCGAGATCACAGCCTGAATAAATAAGCATATCTCCTACTTTTAAATCAACTCGAACTCCTTTAGGAGCGCCTGGTTTAACAACCGTTGTTGTCTCTCTTCCTGATACAATATTATTGGCACCTGTAGGATCTAAGTAAATAGGCCAAGGATCTCCTCCTAGATGTAGGGTTGTAGAAATCTCGCAACTGGGTCTGTCTTTATGACGATGTAAGATGTTTCCTTTTTCATAAAGTCGTGTGTAAGAATACGTGGGTACTAAATCCATTCCTGTTTTTGCTTTCATAATAGGTCTTACAAATTGAAGTAATGTTTCCATCACCCAGTCTGCATATTTAGAATAAGCTCCAGGTATCTGTTTGTCTTCGCGTGTTCCAATAAGAGGATTATAGGGATTTATTTTTTGGTGTTTGACCATAAAATCCACAGCGTCACGTTGGAGCATCATATAATTAAAAATAAAATTAGCCAGCTCTTTGGAGATAGCTCCTTTGATGATTTGATATTTTTTCTTTTTAAACATAGTGTTGTTTGACCGTTGGAAAATGAGGGGGTGTCACTTGATCAATGTCTCCATTCTCATTTCTTCTTATATGAAGTTTATCATGGTTAGGTAAATGGAACAAAGCTCTAATTTCATCATCCGTCTTAAGAACCCGTCCTTCCAAAGGGGACTCATCAGCTTTAAAATTAGTGATGATTGCGGGAATAATTTTAATATCAAGTTCTTTAGCAACCACCATTCGATTGTTGCCTACAATAATTTTTATTTTATCTCCCCAATTCTTACTTCTATACCAGCAATAAACAGGATCTTTAAATCCATGCTTAGACATTGAAGCGGTCAAGGTATCTCTAAAAGATTGTTCTTGGCCATTCATAAATTCAGCTCGTTCTAAATAAATAATTTTTTCTCTGGGTACTTCTGCATAAATTGTTTGAATCATTTTTGTATAAAATTAAAAGAAATAGAAACTCTCCATCCTTTTACTCCTTTTTCTTTTGAGTCATTGCATTCTACACCGTGAGGAAGCCACGCAGGAAACATAAGACATTGTCCCTCAACAGCAGGATACTTAACCACTCTCCATAAGGGTTTAGGTAATTTATCTAGCCGCTCTGGCATTAAAAGATTAGGCCCTGGTCTTGGATCCTCTACCCATATACATCCAGAATCCTTAGGTACCTGAACATAATAAGCTCCTGACAAAGTTGAATTAGGATGCAAATGTGTTTTATTGTAAGAACCCGGGTAATTAATATTAGCCCACATATTTCCTAAAAAGAAAGGCATTTTTAATCCATAGTCTTTAAATATTTCTGCTACCATAATATTTAATTCTTTGAGTAAAGGTTTATATTCTTCTTTATCACCCATAGTTGTTGGACTATGCCAACCTCCACCCGCATTTG